GGCACCACCTAAACTAATTGTACCTGTTCCGGTCGTGGTGGTAGACTCTTTAACTCTGTCGTTTAAAACTAAAGCCATGATCTATTACGCGATTCTTATTATAGCTGTTGATGCACCTGCTGCAGGAAATTGTATTGTAAAATCTCCGTTAGTAGCAGTTTTGGTTCCTCCAAAATCTAGAACAACAACGAGTTTGTCAGAGTTTGTATCGTTGTAAATAACTGCACCCACTGCTGATAAAGTTACTGATGAAAAAACTTCATCTGCAAAATCAACAAAAGCTGTGTTACTTGCAACAGCAACCGCTTGACTATCTAAGGCATTTCCACCAGCAGAATAATTAGTACCTGAAGAAGAAACTTCGTTAGAGGTAGAATATGCAGTGCTTGATGTGGAATATCCAGAGATGTCTGTGTACAAAGCTATTTTAAAACTATTGCCACCGTTGGCAAAGTTGTGTGTTCCAGATAAGAGTTCTGATTTAAATGCATCTGGTATTATATTAGCCATTTATCGTCTCCTTTTATTTCATTTTTGGTTGTGGTGATTGTAAGTCTAAACGAATTGCACCACTAGTGTATTCGTCTCTGCGTCTTCGACCTTGTTGTTCAGTCGCAAACGTTTGAAGAGCTTCTTGATAAGATGCCTCGTACATTTGTACCATATTATCTGGCCCTTTCAAGTATTTTAGAGTTTCTACCATACACCCATAAATCAACAAATCTTGAAAATTATTGGATATATATGTGCTAGTAGTATCAGAAGTAGTTATTGTATCGGGTTGTTTTATGTAAGCTAAAGTCACAACATAAGCGGCGTTAGGTGTTGGAGCTACAACCCAGTTGTCAGAGTCCCAGTTAGCGTAATATCTAGGTTTCGCATAATCACTAGAGTTGTCAGGATCTGGAAAATATTCAGCTAAAAAAGAAGTATCTACTTGTTCTAAAAAGAATTGATCAGAAGTCGTGGGATCTGTTAGTTGAACATATCTAATGATTCTAGTATCTGAAGGAACAGTAACAAATCTGTTACCTATTGTTAAATCTGAAGTAGCATAAAATTTTGTATCATCAGAATCCACAGACCTAAATATTCTATTTTCTACATTTTTAATAAGAGTGTTTAAAACACTATCAGTTAAAACTCCGTCGTCTACTTCGGTATAGTTTCTAATATTGACTCTTAATTCACTAAGGTTCATTGTCATGGTGATATCGTTACGGGCCCGGCTGATGCGTTTTCGCCCCCTCCTTTTACATTTCCTGCAGTTGCTGTATCTGTATCTACACTAAAAGTATAAGTATCAGCATCGACCTTTGTTATTGTATAGCCTGCAGCTTTATTAATATTAGTTCCAGAAATACCATCAAAGCTAATTGCATTTCTAAATCGAACTGTATCACTAGATGCCCTACCGTGATTTATTTCTGTAACTGTTATAGTTGAAGAACTTGCACTTCCTGTTTTAAAAGAATTTATATTTAATAAAACAGCAACAGTTGGTTCAGTTCTATCTACTCTTGCATTTTGTAGAGCTTCTGGATCTGCAGCATGAACTTTTAATTCTAATTGTGGTTGTTTAGGTTCAAACTCTGAAATATGAACTCTTGATCCGTTCCATTCTCTTACCATTTCACTGTAAGGAAATTCCATTCCACTTCTATCTGAAATAGATTTAGCGTATTTACCTCTTGCAAAATTTGTCATGTTGTTGGAAAGTATACCTTTGGTGTTAAGAAAGTGCTAGTAGAAGAACTATCTTCATTTAAAGCTCTTGTTAATTCATCTTCATATAATAATTTTAAATTTTGTGATCTATCTGGAGCTATTTTTAAACTCAAATAATAAGATAACCCTGCACACATACATGGTATAAAACGATATACAATATCTGTTTGATTTGTGTATGCTCCAGCATCTTCAATTCTTTTTAGATAATAAAATTTTAATAGAAAATTAGATCCTGAGAAACTACTACTTGGAGTTTGATATAAAAATATACTAGGGGAAGTTGTTCTATCAACATAATACTGACTAGGAGTACCTTTAGATAGTTTGTTTGCGATTGCAGAATATGATGATCTGTCTATTTTAGATATAGGAGTATCAACAGGTGCTGTGGCAGTAGTATTATTTCTAACATAAGCTTCTAAAATTTCATTTACATTACCAGGAAAATTAGTGCTATCTGTGGTTGCATTATATTCAGCTTGACCTTCTACTAAAGGCACCGCGGCTAAATCTATTTTCCATAGATGAAGTCCTCTATTTCCCCATTCAGAAAAAAGTATATTTAAAGAACGTCTAGCGCTTTTTAATCCATAACCTGTTCGAGCCGTCATTCCACATCGTTCGTATGCTTCTTGAATTATCTCATCAATATCTAGATCAAAAGCAGTTGTACCTGAAGTGGCCATTGTTTAATCCTATTTGTCTATCATTAAAGTAGCTGCATCTATGTTTGTAATTGTAGAAATTTTCATTCCACCAGGAAATAATATTCCGTCTTCTGGGACATTCATAGAAAATACATCACCGTTAGGAACGTCAGCTTGAAATAAAGTTGAGCTATCTGTGTTGTCTTGCAATATAATTGTTCCTGCTCCACCACCGTCAGATGCTAAAATAATTCCTCTGAGTCTAGTTCTCCCTGCAAAAACTACTCCTGCTGATGTAAACCTAACTGCTTTTACGTCACCTTTACTTGCCATTTTTTTCTCCTTTGCATAGGAGCCCTCTTGGAGGGCTCCTAATTAATCATTAACTTACTGCAGCACTAAATGGTGTTGCTGGTGTTCCGGTACATCCGGAATCAACAGATACTTTCCATTTACCTGAAGCAAGAACTGTACAAACAATTTTTGAGTAAGTTACACCACCAGTTGTGCTACCGTTTAAAGTGATAGTATCTGATGTTGAAGCTGTTTCAAAACCAACGACATTGTCGGATGAGTCATCAATAAATAATGCACTTCCTACCATAACGTCAGTTGCATTTGCAACTTGAACAACTAAGTCACCTGTCTTTGTAATATCTGCAAAAATTTCGATAGTAGCGCCGACGTTGCTTAGATTGTTTAAGTCTGGCCCTGGCCCTGCAACGGCAGAATCAGAGTTTGCATTTGTTGCTGGTAATGTGTAAGTCACAGCGCCTGCAGCAGAGTTGTAAACAATTCTTCCTGCGTGGCTAGCTGTTGTCAAGCTATCGCTTGAGTTTACTGTTACTACATTACCTGGCCCTGTACTAAAAAAACCTTTTTTAGATACAACTGGACCTTGAAATGTGGTTGTTCCCATTTTTTACCTCCGTAGTAAAAATACATACAGTCTCTACGTTCGTCTGCTAGGCCAGTCTGTATGTTAGTTTATTTTCCTAGAAGGTTAAATATAGCCATTTTTATTTAGAGAGCAAGTTTATTTAAAAAATAAATGACTCTCATAGTCTTGGTGTCTCCATCTTATTTTAGCTAAGATTCTTTTAATTCTCTCTTCAATAGATTTCATTTCAAGAGTTTCTTTACCAGAATTAAGATAATGAGAATTCCACTGAGATTCGAGTTTAATTTTCTCAGCGATTAAAGACTGTGATACTGCGGTCATAATATATCTCCTTGTCAATATTATCCGCTTTAATTTCCCATAAAGTCAAGGAACTTTCCCATAAAAAAAGGGGCCATAAGGCCCCTTCTAAAAGTATTTATAAAATTACTTATTATGCACCTGGTGAACCAAAGATACCTCTGAAGTCAGAGAAGCCGAAAGAATATCTCTCTCTTGCTTTGTATCTTACGTTACCGGTATCAAAATCACCTTCCATTGAAGTTTTGATTGGTGATCTTTCAAAGTATTTCATACCGTTAGGAACATCAGTGATAATGAAGAAAGCATCAGTATCAGTTAAGTAGTTGTTCACTACATAACCTTGTGGGACCATTCCCATGCTCTTTAATGCATTCAAGTCATTATCTGCTGTGCCAACTCTATTAGCAGATTTCATAATTCTCTCTGCTGTGAATTGAAGTTCTGAAGGAATAATCATTTTTACTCCTTGTGCTGCAACTTTCAATCCTCTCTCATCTCTGAATGCATTAATATCAATTAATGCTTGTTCAATAGATGTTTCAGAGAGATCAGCAGATGTTGCTAATTCATTGCTGACAGTACCAAAGATAGTTGGGTGGTCAGTAGCACAAAGCTCCTTACCATCACCACCTGCAAAGCTAGAGTTAAAAGCTCTGTTTAATACGTTAGCTGCTTTCACCTGTTTGGTGTTAGCCATTGAACGTGCTAAAGCTTTTGTGTATCTGCTTGACAGTCTATCATAAAGGTTGTCTTCAATAGCTTCCTCTGTAATTGCGAAAGCTAATGCAACAGTCTCATGCTGATATCTTGCTGTGTAGGTTTCCTGACCATTGTCATAGACAACGCCGGAACCCTCTGGTTTAACACTAGCACCTGCGAAACCACTTAACATTACTTCCTCTTCGAAAGCTCTGTCTGAAGTTTCTTTGGTGTAGATTTCCTCGTGTTGATTTTCATAACGATTGTATTCCAAGCCGAATAGTGCATTCAAACCTGGCTCTAGTTCTTTAACTAGTTGATTACGTGATATAGCCATAATTTAATTACTCCTATTATAATGCTGTGTGGAATGTGTGTTCGTTGATATAAACAATGTAGTTTATATTATCAGAACCCAATTCGCTATTGTTCGGATCAGTAGATATACCGACAACTCTTAGTTGGCCGTCAGTTGCAGCTAAATCTGACACGTCTAATTCAACATTGGATGTTCCATTTACTGTTGAACCAGCAGCGTACACGATATCTGCTACTTTAAATATATCTGTTCTTGCTGAAGCACCATCACCTTGTACTTCGAATCTTTCGTAAGGATCGTCATATACGAAAGCGTCAATATCACCAGAAGTGATATTAGTTTGTGTGTAATGGTTTCGAAACGTTGGTTTTCCGGTTGTTGGATCTGTAAAATTACATCCCCAAAATACACCTAGTAGTGTATTGCCAGCAGCAGCCACATCAATAAAACCTGTGTTAGAGGCTTGTGGTATAACAGGGTCGCCTTGGAAGATAGAAGACGCTTCGTTGTCTGCTATCTGATATTCGGACATACCCTGGTTATCTGCGTTTTGTCCAATCTTACCAACAGGTTTCAAACCATTTGGGCTATCTTGATTTGCCATTTTGTTTTACTCCTTTGTTAGTTTAATTGATGATTCGGAATAACTAAAAGATTAGTTCTTCTTGGAGCCACCAAAAGTTACACGGCTCTGTCGATCTTGATTGATCGGCATCGCATTATGCTGCTCCTTCATAAGATCGTTTTCAACTGCTTGTTCTCGATCAGCTACTTGTTGTTTAAAGTATTCTTCTCGAGATTTTGCGATCTCTTCCGGTATCCTAGCTAGCAGTAGGCCACCAACTCCGATTACCCCACTATGTTTTCCGTCTTGTACGGTTGGAAAATCTTCTTCTGGATATTCATCAGCTCTCACTAATTCCCATCCAGACCTCATTTTACCCATGATATTTTTAGTATCATCTAGGCCCATACTTTCGGCTCTTATCCAACGGTGTCTGTATCCTGTTGGAGCAGGGGGTGCATCTAAAGATGATGGAGGAGTCCAAACTTGTTTTCGAGACTCTTTAACTCGAGTTTGACTCGCGCGGGAAGTTTTATTTATCTTAGTTTCGTTTTCCATATGCTTATGCCTCCTTCGCGACTAATTGTTTCGCATATTCTTCAAGTGGCACACCTAATCGTTTAGCTATTGCGACCTGTGATGGTGTGAGTTTCACAGTTTTACGGCGTCCTGTCATTGCCGGACGTTTGGCTGAAGCTACAGTTTGAGAAGGTTTCTCTTGTGTAGTATTTTCTGTTGTACCAAATTTTTGAGGAAATTCAAGTCTTATCCTTTTATCCACTTCTTGATAATACTCTTCACTAGAAGGATCATATCCTTCTTCCTCAGTTAGTTTCTTGTGTATGTCAAATGCTGTATAAGTCATAGCATTATCAGTGCCAAACCAAGTGTTTTTAGCTGCCCAGGCTTCCGCTTTAGGGTCCATTTCCTGCGCTGCTTGTTTTAGCTGCGCTGGATTAGCATAACCTCCTTGTGGTTGTGCGACAGGTTTTTCTTCCTCCTGTAAAGACCTAGTAGGTTTTTGTGCTTTGACTTGATTTAATCTTGCAGCATCCATGGTCAAAGAAGATATCTCTGTTTGAGCTGCTATTTGAGCATCTACGTCCTGTGCATCTATAGCTGATTTTAATTTTATTTTAGCTGCTTCAAGGTTTGATTTTACTCTGTTTTCAAATTCAGAAACATAGTTTGTATCTAAACTTTGATATCTGTCTTGAAGTTCTTTTTGTCTATCTGCTATTGTTTTTGCATAGGTAATCGCTTCTTCTTTCTGACGTTCTGCTTCACGCATTTTACGTGTAAGCTTTGCAATTCTCTTTTTTACACCTTCGCTATATTGTTCAAGTTCTTCTTTCTGTGGTGCTTCTTCTTTTGTTTCTTCAGTTTCTTGTGTTGTATCTTCTCCCGAATCAGTTGTTTCTTCAACTTGTAATTCTTCTTTTTGTTCTGGTGCAGAATTATCTTTATCTAAATCTATTTCTGCTCCCTCTACTTCACCAACGTCAACCATTGGTTCTTCTCTTTTTAGTTCTTCGGGCATAGTTTTCTCCTATGTTTATATGTGATGTAGAATATCTTCAGGATTATTAATTGTTCCTAGGACTTCATCATCATTTAGTAATCGCACTTCTCCACCTTCAATAGGGAGTCGTGATCCAGCGTATCGAGCAAAAATAACCCAATCGCCTTTTTTGCACCAAGGGCCTGTATAAAATTTATCTTCATCTTTATACGCCAAAGGTCCAACCTTTATAACATAACCACAATTAGTAGCTATTCGTAACTTGTCTAGTGATTCTTGAGCTATGATAATACCACCTTTAGTTTTATCTTTAGGTTCGAAAGGTAATACCAATATTCTCCAACCAGAAGGGTTGGGTAGTTTTTCTAATACTTCTTTAGATAGATTTTCAGCTCTAACTTTATTCTTATCTTCTTCTGCTTGTTTTTTATCCTCTTCTTTATATTTCTCTTGTAGTGCGTGTTTAGTCATCGTTTTGCTCCTTGTTATCTAGCAGGTTAGAGAGTTCCTGTAGTGTTTGTTCAAATCCTTGAACTTTGCCAATAAGATATTGATATTTTTCAAGACTGTCAACACCTGACAAAATGGTATCCGTACAGTCCTGGATAGATTGTTTTAAATATCTTTGTAGTTTATATACTACATTAAGTTCTTCCATTATTTTTCCTTTCGTATATTTTTATAGAATGAGCGACCCAAAACCAGAAAATGAAGATTTAACAGTTATAGTGGATTTCGAATTTGATCTACCAACTATTCATTAAGTCTTATGTGATTTTCTAATACTTTCTTTTCCTTTTTTAAAAATGCTAGCAATTTCATTTTTACCCATTACTTTTGCTCTTTGTTCAGCAACAGTAAGGATTTGAATTTTCCTCGCAAACGGTTTCTTAACCTTTTTAACTTTCGCAACCGTGTTCTTAGCGTCAGTTTTAGTTGCAAATTTAATGCCGACAGTGTCTTTAGGATTCTCATCCGTATATAATCTTCTTCCAGAGCCTTTAGGCTTTTTTCCCGTTCCCGTTTTTGGATCCGCCACCTATGACTCCTTTCAATGTTTTAGCTTGGCCAGCATGTAATTTAGAAGCTTTTTTCAAACCTTTAATTACTTTTTTTATTTTCTTTTTGGCTTGTTTCATCTTTTTTTCCTTCCTGCACAATGTGCTTTTTCACTAAAACCTCTAGGGTTGTTACAGTTAATTTTTCTTTTTCTTTTCATAGACCACTTCTTTTTTTGGGGTGGTTTAGAAACTTGTTTAGAGACTTGGGCCCTAGATATGGCCATTAAAAATCTGAGGTTTTAATTAAAAATTCTTCTATCCATGCAACTCTATCGTCCATATCAAGAATTTTACTTTTAATAATAGCTATATCTTGTTGCATTTCTGCAACACTATCAGCTTTCTTTTCCACTGCATTAAGTCTCTCTGACCACATACCCCATGTCATACCAATTGTTGCTATTAAAACAACATAAGGTAGAATAGTTTTAAGTTCTATCTTAAACGACATATACAGTCCTGATCTGTTTTACAGTCACACATTGATATACTCCTCATTTTGTTTTAGCGGACATTCCACTTAAAGGGTTATTTAAAGCTTTATCTATCTTTAAGTCAAGACTTTCTTCTAGTAATTTCATTTCATTAAGAAGCTCTCTATTATCTTCTTTTTGCCTATCTTCCACATCATTTACAATTTCAGTTATGTGTCGAATATCTCCAGATTGTTGACGTAAATCAGCCTTCATATCTGAACGCATATCACGTGCTACGTCACTAATTATAGTTATTTCTTGCAGTATCATATCTATTTCTGATTTTAACACAGCCATACCTTCATCATATTGAGAGAGGTCTGGCTCAGTATATAGAGTTATCTTCTCCTTCATGTTGAGATAATCTTGATAGAAAGTGAAGCCTGTCCATGCAGCACCACCAAGAGCACCTAGTAAAGTAAAGATGGCAAACACCTTCCCTCCAGTTATCTTCATTCCGCTATACTCAATACTGGGCATCTATCATCTCCGAAATTGTATTATCTTGTGCCATATTAAATAGCATACCATATTGATCGTCTATTGTCTTGTTTAAATATTCTGTCACATTTGTATCTTGAAGGTACGATTGACTATCAAAAAATGTTTTTGTGTTTCCTAGTATTTGCATCACAATTAATGTTTTAGTTTGAGCAGCGTCATCATACCTTGCTTTATCGTCAATTTTTTTTACTATTTTGGTAGCAGCTTTTTCTTTCTTTGATACTTTAGGCTCCGATGCTTTCTCTTCTTCTACCTTTTCTTCTGGATCTTCTTCTTTTTGTGGTGTTTGCGTTTCTTCTGGTTCTGGTTCCTGTGATTCTTCTTGAGATTCTTCTATAGGTTCTTCCTCTGGTTCTGCTTCTACAACTACAATTTCTTCCATTTCCATCTCAATCTCTATTTCAACTTCTGTTTCTACCTCAACAATCTCAACTTCAGGTTCAGGTAAATTAATCTCTATCTCAGCTATTTCTATCTCAACACTTGCGATAGTAATTTCTTCTACTTCAGTTTCAATTGGAGCAAAAGAAATTTCTCCATCATCAACACTAATATCATTAAATTCAAAAACCTCTTCGACAAAGTCTAGTTCAACAGGGTCAAAAATGTTTAAATAATATATTTCTTCGATTGTGGTTATTTGTTGAGTTATAATCGTATTAATTACATTGTAAAAGACATCAACTGTAACGTCATCAAACAAAGGACCAATGGCAAGATTGATATCTCTACCACCTACTTCAATAACTATTTTATTTAATACACCAGCGAAATCGAAAGACCCGTTATAAGATTCATAGCCGGTTGATACTCCAGATTCAGACAGGATGTCAGTACCTGAAAAGACCTGACTAGTTCCGTTAAGTCCTGTAATGTGCATGTATATTCTATCTTGAGCATCTTGTTTATCTACTTCAATTGTGTATCTAACTTGGCCACCCTTATCTATTTGTAAATCAGATATGTCAACTGTATTTATGAATGTAGTTCCCATACCAGACACACCCATAGTAGATGTTGAGTTACCACTGCCTGTAATTTGAGCACACTTATCTGAACCTAAACCATAACAAGAATTACCTGAAGGCATGTTAGCACCACCTTGACCACCCCAATCAATGTCCATGTCACCTTCTTTGCTTGAAGATACATAACCATTAGATCCGTCTAGTATATCTCCTGAGTTTGAGTTTGTGATAGTTTCAGTTGTAGTTGTAACAGTGGTTGTTGTCGTTGTAACAATCTCTGTTCCTAAATCCTCTTCTGTTATGACAGTTTCAGACTCTTCTGTGATAGTAACACCAGGAGTGCAAAGTCCTGCTGTATCGGGCACACAATCAGCTTTAGAGTAAGAGTAACATAGAGAGAGCAATAAGACCAAAATTCTTAATAGCATTGATATCTCCTTTTGGTTGTTCTTCTACTTTAACTTGTGCAACATATTCAGTTTTGTATCTACTGCCATCTGGAATCTCTGAAGGGTTATCTGCCCAATATTGAGCTGCCTCCGCCCCGATGAAACCTCGTACAGGGCACGGGGTTCCGGCATCAGTCATGCTGTCCCAAACTCGTGGGTCTTGACAAAGAATAGATACTGCTGACACTTTCATGCCGAAAGCGAATTGAGTCTTACTTAATTTTAAAAGCTGACACAGCTCGTCATCTATAAGCACTCCTGTAGCTAAACCTAACACATTATTTTGAACACTTCCCCCAACACCGACCTTACATATATCTGAATTTGAGTTTGGAATTACAGGAGCATTCGCTGTTGGTGGCGTATTGTTTACTACTGTGCTGGACACGGTATTGGTCTCAGCGTATAAATTTTTTTGAGAGGATGTTAATCCTATGCAAAGCACAGTTATGTATACAAAAAATAAAAATTTAAAATCTCTCACTATTCAACATCTCCAACGTTTACGAGCCTGTCTTAATCTTGAGTTTGGATCTTTTGCTGCTTTAGGAAACTTTTTCATTTGTCCTGCACTTCTAGCACAAAACGATTTTCTTCTTTTTGCTGATTTACTACCAGGTTTTACTTTACCTGTTACAGCAGTTTTTAATTTAGAACCAGGATTGTCTCTTCTATATTTTGCAACGCCTGCTTTAGTCATTCCCGCTCCACTTTTAGTGGAGCGAAAATATTTTTTAGTTTTTGGTGGCTGTTTGTCTGCCATTACGCAAATATACAGGTCAGTGAAGTCACATTAGTTAATGTAGCATGTATTCTGTCTTGGAATCTCATACCTGTATCACCTATGTAAGTTTCAATAACTGCTGTTGCTGATGCAGGAGTATCTATATCAAGTCTAGTTGCTCCTCCACTACCATCTTTTAAAACGATACTACCAGCAGTTCCACCACAGACAGCATGAATAGCTATCAGTCTTGCGGGACCTGTTCCTACGTTTCCTGTAGCGGTTACTTTAGCCGATCTATAGTTAATCATAACTTACTCCTAACTTAATTTAGGTAAGCCTTCACCCGGTTGACCTTGATCTACTACATAGTAATAAATGATACCTGTAATAGTACCACCTGTTGCAGCAGATGAACCTTGACCACCAACAATTTTAATTTTTTCAGTTGAAGGTGTTCCTAAATCACCAAGAGCTGCACCCGCAGTGGAGTCACCACCCCAAATAGTTGCTACATCACCTGTATCTGCATCGGACTCATTTAAGAGACCATCTACGTCTACAAAGTTTGTTCCACCATCAAAGTCAGTGAAACCCATATCAATAGTTGGATTTGTTCCACCTGTTGCATCAGGATTGTATGCGATACCTGTAACTACGCAGTTCTTTGGAAGAACTACTTTTCTTGTATCTGTTGCTGAAACTTGAACGTCAGTTCCTTGTGCTGCTGTTGGCAAAAAATAAAATTGTGCCGCCATCACCATAGAACCAGCGTAAGTTTCTCTTTTGTTGTCTCCACCGTTAGATCTTACGATCCCGGTGAATGTTGTTCTATTTGCCATGTCTTACTCCTTTGTAAGTCCTCCGAAGAGGTCATGTTGTTAATGAAATTATATTTTGACATAAAAAAAGGGCGCAGTCAAAGACATACGCCCCTTTAGATATTAATTATTTATTATGCGCCTGAAGTACCGAAAATACCTCTAGGATCTGAGAAACCAAATGAGTATCTCTCTCTAGCTTTGTATCTTACGTTACCTGTGTCAAAGTCACCTTCCATATTTGTGGAAAGAGCAGTTCTTGTGAAATGCTTTAGACCATTAGGTGCATCAGTTTTAATGTAGAATGCGTTCACGTCAGTTAAGAAGTGGTTTACTACATAACCTTCAGGAATCATTCCCATATTTCTGATTGCATTGACATCATTGTCAGCAGTACCTGGTCTTAATGCAGATGACAGTAATCTGTCAGCAGTAAACTGTAATTCTTTTGGAATAATCAGTTTTCTACCTTGTGTTGCAATTTTAAGACCACGCTCATCCACGAATGCAGAAATGTCAATCAAAGATTGCTCAAGTGATGTCTCATTCAAATCAGCATCAGTTGCTAATCTGTTTGATAAGATACCACCTTGTGCTAATGGGTGTTGTGTATTGATAAGTGATACACCATCACCACCAGGATTAGTTCCTGCAGCACCTGCACCAGCAAAAGCTGTGTTTAAAACATCAGCAGCTTTTACTTGCTTTGTGTTTGCCATTGATCTTGCAAGAGCTTTTGTGTAACGAGAAGAAAGCTGATCATAAAGATTATCTTCGATTGCTTCTTCTGTTATTGCAAAACCTAATGCAATTGTTTCGTGTGTGTAGCGTGAAGTGTATGCTTCAACTGCTGTGTCATAAGATATGCCAGCACCTTCAGCTTTTGATGGTGCAGAACCGAAACCTGATAACATTACTTCCTCTTCAAACGCTCTGTCTGAAGATTCGTTGTCAAAGATTTCTGCGTGTTCGTTTTCATATCTTGAATACTCCAAGCCAAACAGTGCGTTTAGACCTGGTTCTAACTCTTTAACGAGTTGACTTCTTGAAATAGCCATAGTTTAGATTCCTGTAGTATCTCTATACTGATGTTTGTTAATTCTAACAAGAATGTTAGCGTTAGCAGCAGTATAGTCACTGTTGTCAGGATCTGTTGAAAGATCATAAACAGCGAAGTTGGAAGCGTTGCTAGTTGCAAATGTACTACCATCTAATGATACGCCTGAAATACCTGATTTGGTAGATCCTGCAGCGTAAGTTGCGATGTTAGCAGTTGAACCGACTTGTGCTCGTCCACCATTTGTGTCGTCTACTTTGACTTCAAAAATGACATCTGGGTCACTGATTACGTTTGCTACGATGTCATCAGCTACAATTGCCCCTGGATAGTGATTTGAAAAAGTTGGTTTTTGTGAAGTTGGGTCTGTATAGAAACAACCATTGAAAACACCAACAAGCTCAGCACCAGCAGAGGAACCACGAGAGATTGATCCGTTTGCGTTTAGCACGACAGGATCTCCCATAAAAATGGAATTCGTTTCGTTACTAGCGATAGTCATCTGTTGTTGACCTTGGCCCTGATATGCAGAACCCATCATTAGCACTGGACGAAATCCAAAGTTGCCTTGTTGATTTGCCATAATATTACTCCTTTGTAATACGTTGTTAGTATTGGTCGTTTAACAAACCGTGCCGATTACGACTTGTTTCCTGAACCAAAAGTTACTTTGGTTTGTCTTTGGGGTTTACTGATCGGCATCCTAGGATCCTCAATTCTCAATAGATCACTGTCGACAGCCTCTTTTTGGCTCTCGGTTAAGTTTTTGTAATAAGAGTTTCTCTCTTCAACAGTTTCTATTGGCATACGAGCTAACAGTAACCCACCTACCCCTATCACACCAGCGTGTTTTCCATCTTCAATGGTAGGAAGTTGCCAATCAGGATACTCGTCAGATCGGACTAATTCCCATCCTTCTCGTAATTTTCCCATAACATTTTTAGTGTCATCAAATCCTCTGACTGATTCCCTTATCCATCGGTGTTTAAAACCCTCAGGTGCTGGGGGTGCGTCTAATGAAGAAGGTCTAGTCCAACCTGTTTTACGAGCTGTCTTTTCCCTAGTCTCATTAGATCTTGACGTTTTATTTACCATATTGTCTCCAATCTATACATATTTTGCGTATTGTTCAAGTGTAAGGCCCAATTTTTTTGCTATAGCAACTTGACTAGGAGTTAGCTTTACTTTTTTGGAACCACTTGTTCTAGAAGCTCTAGACGCTCCTGCTACTGTTTGAGGAGCTTTTTCTTTAACTTCTGCTACTTCTTCAAACTTATGAGGAAATTGATTCTTTATGTAAGAGTTTATTTCTTCATAGTATTCATCACTTTTAGGATCATATCCTTCTTTTAAAAGATTTTTATGATGCGCTAAGGCAGTAAAGGTCATTGCTTCATCTTGACCAAACCACTCATTATCTTTTGCCCATTTTTCAGCTCTAGGATCAGGCTGTCTAGGAGCTTGTGAAGTTTGAGTTTCAGTTTGTTTTTCAGCCATTAAACCTTCTTGTTGTTTCAATAACTTTGCTCTTTGTTCTTTAGAAACAATCGCTCTTTCTTCTTCAATCGCAAGTCTTGTCAAAGCTCTTTGAGCCTCTACTTCAGCGTTTACATCATTATTAAACCTTGCATCAGTCAAAGCCTTTTTAGCTTGTTCAATTTGAGATTTAACTCTTGTTTCGTACTCTGAAATATAATTTTCGTCCAAAGAGTTCATTTTAGTTTGAGCTTCATCTGCTTTCTTTTTAGCAACTTCAGCAAACTTTAAAGCTTCAGCTTCTCTTTGCTCTGCTTTTTCAACTTTATCTAAAAGTTTTTTAATTCTTCTTTGAACGTTTTTGGAGTATTTGTCTAATCCATCGTCTTTAGACTCTTCTTCTGAAGACTCTTCTACTTTTTCTGTTTCTTCCTTTTTAGTTTCTACCTCATCAGAAACAGTTTTGTCTTCGGTAGATTTATCTTCTTCTTGAAGTTCAACCTCTTGACCCTCTCCTGTGGTGTCAAGGTCTACCATTTTTTCTTCAGTCATTTTTATCTCCTTAATAGATATTTAATACATCTTTTGGATCTTTCAACTTAGCTAACACTTCATCGTCATTAAGAATACGAACTTCTCCACCTTCAATTCTGACTCTAGAGCCAGCATATCTAGCAAAAACTATCCAATCTCCTTTTTCACACCAAGGTCCGTTAGGAAATTTATTCTTATCTGCGTAAGCGTCAGATCCCATACTTAAAATTAAACCCACATTAGTAGTGAGCTGTTGTTCCTCAATGGCTTTGTCAGTAAGTAACAAGCCACCTTTTGTTTTTTCTACTCCTTTATAGGGTAGAACCACCATTCTCCAACCTATTGCTTGAGGAACTCTTTCCAAAGCAGGTCCTTTGTCTTCTTCTTTCTTTTTTTCTTTTGCCTTTTTTACATTACCTTTTAAGTAACTAGGCACTATTAGTTTACTCATTCTTCTATCACCTTTTCTTTTAGTTCTTGGTAATCTATTAATAAATGCTCTAAAGCATGTAATTTTCCAAGTTCATATTGATATTGTTCATAAGAACTTAGAGATCTACTCAACAAGTTTTCTTTTTGTTCTTCAATTTTTTGTTGAATAAGTTTTTTTACTTTATAATCGAAACGATCCACTACTGTGTAATTTTCTTACTTTTTTCCCAGGAGCGAAGCCCTGACATTCCGAGTAAAGCTGTGACGAGCGGGAATAAAGTCGACATGTCAAGCTCTGGAAGAGGATTATGTTGAATGCTAAAAGCAGCAAGAATAAAAACGATAAATTGTTTTAACACAAATTCCCACAAAATCGCTAACGCACAAGACATCCCGATTAGAGGCCTCCACGATCTCTGCATCATACCACCAAAACCAGTGGCTGTAGACTTAGCATCAGCTAAGTTGATATCCATTTGCTTAGAGTTTATTTCGTTTTCTAATTCTTTGAGTTTATTTCTTGCGTTTAATTTTTCTTCTTCACTCGTGTGGACGCTATCGATAACTTTTCCGACAGTATCCACAAGAGATCCGCCTAATAATTTAGATAACATTTATTAGATAAATTGAGCAGCTACCCAGCCAACTACTACGCCAACTACTAGCCATTTTTTTTTGGGATGATCGTTCCAAAGTTTTTTGATTATATCCATTAAAATACTCCTTCGAATTTGAGTCCTTTTGATGCTATTCCATATCCACGTTTACGCTTCTTATCCTCAGGTACAGGTCCTACAGGTACAATTTTACCATAAGGAATATTCATACCCTGTGATTTAGGTCCTTTTTTAGGAGGAATAGTTTTAGTTAATCGCTTGGTCATTAATGTAAAGTTATACTATTTTCACTCTTTTGCAATTCAGAAATTTGATTAGAAATATAGCTATCTGCTAAGGCTTCTCCATAAGCATCAACAATAGCTTCTCTACTCATAGCTAACATTACTTGAGCAAGTTCGACTAAATTAGAGCCTTGATCAACTTGACCTTGAACAAATTTTCTAGTCTCATTGATTATAGTTTGAACTCTTTTTTCAGTTTTTTTGTCCATGGTAAAAGTATAATACTTATTACTTGGTGTTCCTAGATTTTTTTTCAACATTTTTAATAACTCCTTTGTTAGCTGAAGCATAAAAAACCTGTTTACCTTTTTTCTTTCCATATGTCTTCTCCATGGATTTTTTTATTTTGCTACCCTTTTTTGTTAGAGGCATCTCTTCTCTCTTGATTTAAAGTTTGAGTAGTCATCTTGTCATACTGAACTTCTGCTCTTTTATCAGCTATATCATAATCTTTTTGTATTCTAGCTTGGTCTATTGCTGTTCTTTGTTTTAATCTTTCAGCGTCTAATTGTAGTCTAGCAGCATCTACCTGTGCATCAACTTGATCTTTTTGAGCATCTTGAGCTAACTCTTGTTGCTTTAATTGTATAACAGGATCAGGTTTACCTTGACCACTAAGTTGTGCTGATAATTGTTTTATCTCTGCCATAAACTGAGCTTCTAACTTAGCTATTGTTTGGTCCATTTGATCTTGAGGTATTCGACCTTGTTGAACTAAGAACATCGTTTGTTCTTTTGCTTTCATGGATACGTGTTCTAAAACATGTTTTTGAAGTTTCATTGCCATAGGAGGATTACCTAAAATCATCTGATTAGTTCCAAATATTAAATGATTTTGTATGTGTGCATCGTGATCTTGAGCTTCATATACCTTTAATAAGTTTCCATCTAATAAATCAGCATGCTCCGTGGCAGGATCTTTAGGAGCCATTGGTGTATCTTTTCTTAAAATTTGATCAATATCTTTAACACCCAAAGCTTCATACATTCTTCGATAAGCCTCTTTGATATTGTGAATATCAGGAGCACTTTGAGCTAATTGTAGTTCAGTTTGAGCCAACGTAACTCTTTGAGTTGTAGAGAATATATTAGGGTCAGAGACAGGAAGAACATCAACACGATCACTAAAGTCCTCAGCCTTAACTGTTCTATCTGCACCTTCTACAGAGTAAGGATATGTTTCAGGTAAGTACTCAGAAAACACATCAAAAAGTAATTTAAATTCTTTCTTTTGAGAATAGTGACATCTTTTATGAATGCCTGACATAACCTTTGAGCCCCTCTCTAATAATGCCATTGTTGTTCCTACAGGAGCGTTTTGATTTGCATCACCAACTTGTAGGTCAGTAATAGCAGCAAATCGCTGTCCTGATTGTACAACAAAGCCTAGAAGACTAAATAAAGTTTGAGAGGGTTCTTTGTAAGGTAGTGGTAAGAGAGCATTTCTTAAATCACCATTAGGTGCATCAATGTCTCTAAATTCTCCTGGTTGTATTGGTTCTGCATCGTCTCTAATTTTAAGTCCTCTTGACTTAAATCCTGCTGGTAAATTTGCTAATGTACCTGCGTCTATTAATTGTCTTAACATTTGTGTTGCTGCTCTTGATAGAGAACCAATCAAATGAATTAAACCTAGGCCATAGAAACCTATACCTGGTAAAAACTTATAATGAACAAAATATCTTTTCTTTAACTTTTTCTCGTCATCTTTTGCGTAATTTCTTCTAATGCCTACAATCTTTCCTGAACCATCTTCTATGGTAACAATGTAAGGTATTTTAATTCCTGTAGGCTCACCATCCATGCCTTTGTCTTCGAATCCTTCTAAATCTAAAGAAACATGAAACTCATAAAGTCTAATTGATTTATCGATGTAAGAAGGTTTGATACCTTCCATTTCATCATATTTTTTTTGTACTTCTGAAGGATCTGCTTCGGAAGGCATAATCTCTATGTCTTTATAAAATCCTGAAACTTGTTTTTTTCTAAAATCATTGTAGCTCATGTTAATGATCTGAGTTATTCTTTCACAAGAATCTAAATCGCTTGCCATGTAGTTAACTACTAAATCTTCTGCTGGAATAAACTTTGATACAGCTCTATCCATTAACTCATCAAAATAAACTTTTTTAAACGTAGAGCCTGCTAGTGGTAAATAAAATAACATTTGATCGAACTCAGGAGTGTAGTCTTCCATTTTATTCATCAACTGATAGTTCATAAATTCTTGTACACGTTGAGACTGAGCATACTTATCAGGAGTCTCTTCACCCATAACTGCTGTTCGAACAGGACCGTTAGCGGGTAAAAGTTCTTTAAACGCTGTTGCTTGAAATTGTGTTGCACTTTCAGCTAACAAAGGATGAGTTACTCCACTAGCACCTGAGAAAGGTCTAGTTCTTTGCTCATACTTTAGTCCAAGTAAATCTAATCCTTTGATATAACTTTCTTCCCAATCTTTTCGAGAAGATCGATCATTTTCTAATTCAGAAAGTAATTCATCACTAAGTCTATCTAACTCCTGTTCATCCATAGATTCAGATAAGTTTGAATAGAATTCTATCTCTTGAGGCATATCGCTCATAGGATCAAAGTCTAAAGTTGCACCACCCTCTTCGTCTATTTCAATTTCTAATCCTTCAGGAGTAGGGACTCGCTGTCCGTCAATTTCTACTTCAGTTTCTTTTTTTAAAATTTCAAGTTCAGGCGTACCACCTAATTCTAGAGCCTTATCAATATTATCTACCATTTTTTATTTATACCACCTAATTAGCCTTTTACAACATGTCTATTTTTGGAATAGAAATAGGTCCTCCTCTTTTCTTTTTGTCTATTTTAGGCGTTACATATCTAGGAGTTTCCACATTAGAAAAGTCACTGTTAAGATCCACCATATTATCTAAAAATTTTGTAATTGTATCTGCGCTGTCAGAGACAACGTATCCTCCAAAGTTTCCTGAATCCCAATACTGAACTACATTATTAAAGTTATTCATGAGTATTTTTTCAAAAGATTCAGAAGTCACCTGTCTCTCATTCATACCTGTCAAAACAACTTCTTCTTTTTCAGTCATTTGTTCAGGATCATAGTATTGAGATTTAAATTCATTCTTCTTTGCCTCATTGGCATTCCACACAGGATCTTGTTTCGATGTAAAAAATTTTTCTTCAAAGACAGCAAAACCAGTATCTGTTAGTTTGTCAGCAATTAATTTAACTTTAGAAGCTCTCTCGTTATCAATAAATTGAAATACCATTTTCTCTGAAAAAGCATCAACAGAATTATCAGGAATCTCATTAGGATCAAAGTAGTTGATATCTACTCCTCTTTCTGTCATAGCGTATTTACCAAACTCTTCAGGATTAGTTGTAAACGCTTCACGAATAAATTCTGTGTTAGTAAGGTTCTGATTTAAAAAAGATTGTTCAGCTCTAGGATTAGGATCTAAAACGATACCCTCTATATTAGGATTAAGCTCTGCTATTGTATTAATAAAACCACCTTCAGTTCCTCCAATATCAATAATAGTTCCTCCTTTAGGAAGAGTCTTGGCTATAGCGTTTGCAGTAGCAATCTGAGCTTCTTTAAAAACAGGAATGGAAGTGTAGATATGATTTTCAAAATTACCTACTCTCTTTTCATCGAAGATCTCTGTTGCTTCCAAAGCGTCAGAGGTATCTACTAATTGTGAATATTTACTTTTGGGAAGTTGAAACTCTCCATCTATTATATCAGAAAAGAAAGTAACGCCTTGTTCTTGAGAAGCTTTGACTAGAGGTAGTTCGCCACTAACCGTTGTTTCTCTTCCTTGGTTAGATTGCTGTATGCCTGATCCACGGTCCGTGGTTTGCGATTCGAGATTGGACGAGACTGATTCTTTTGTCTCTTCGCTTTGGCTAGTTGTAATAGGCTTTGTTTCATCTTCTTCCTTTCTATCAGTATTTATAAGGTTGAGCAAGTCCAATGGATCATTGTCAGGTGTCTTTGGATCTTCGTCATCTTTTTTTGGTGATAAGTTATTAGACTTATCTAAATCTTTTAAAAAGTTGATTGCATTTGGCGCCGCAAAATTTTCGATGATATTGTATACATCATCTAAAGTTATATCACCGAGAG